CGGTCCGGGCGCGGTTCTGGCTGCCCCGCGCGGCCCTCGAGACGTATCCGCATCGCCCCTATCAGGAGTGGGTGCGCGCGGGCCTCCTCGACCTCACGGACGGCAATACCACGGATCTCGATCTCGTCGAGGAGGTCATCCTCGCCGACGCGCGCGAGGCGGGCGTGATCGAAATCGGCTATGACAAGCGGTTCGCGCAGCATCTCGCCTTGCATCTGCAAGGGGCCGGCCTGACCGCCGTCGATTGTCCGCAAGGCTTCGCCCTCAATGAATCGATTCAATCGATCGCCAAGCTGGTCGCCGACGGCGCCCTGCGTCATGGCGATCACGCCATCCTGTCGTGGATGATGGACAACACCGTGCTGCGGGCGGGCCGGAACCGGGAAGTCCGTCTCGACAAGGAGGCGGCGAAGGACAAAATCGATGGCGTCGCGGCGCTGGTCATGGCGAACGCGCGCCGCCTGGGGCACCCCGAAGCGCCGTCGTATCAGATGTTCGTGTTCGGAGGGCGCCCGTGAACCCGGGACGGCGGCGTCCAGGGCGGCGCCCGCTCACGCCGAACGAGACGAGCGTCCCGGTCATGGTCCGCTTGCCCGCGTCCGCGTATGACGAGATCTGGAAACGCGCGACGCGCACGGGCGTCTCCGTTCCGGACTATATCCGCTGGCAATTGAAACGCGCGGTAGGACGCGATCCCGCGAGGCCCGCGAAAACGTAATCACAATCCGCCCTCGAGCGCGCGCGCGGCGATACTCGCGGGAACCGTGGCGACCACCGAACTCGCGTACGCCCTGTTAGAGGTCAAGGCGCTCGACCCGGCGGCGCGCACGTTCACGGGCGTCGCCTCGACGCCGGACGTCGACCGCCAGAACGCGCGCATCGATCCCGCCGGAATCACGTTCACGAACCCGGTCCCGCTCCTGTTCCATCACGACCGGACGCAGCCGATCGGGACGGCGACGTTCGCCGCGCCGACGGCGGACGGGTTGACGTTTACCGCGGCGATTCCGGTCGTCGGCGAACCCGGGCGGTTGAAGGACCGGGTCGATGAGGCGTGGCACTCCATCAAGGCGGGCATTCTCAAAGGCGTGTCGATCGGGTTCCGGGTCGTCGGCGACGGCGTCCGGATGTTGAAGGATGGCGGCGTCACCTTCTCCGCGATCGAAGTGTTGGAACTCTCGCTCGTGACGATCCCGGCGAACGAACGCGCCTCGATCCTCACGGTCAAGTCCTGGGCGGCGACGCGCCCTCCATCCGGTCCCGGCGACACGGGCCCTTGGCATGTGGTGAGCAGCATGGACGCAGCAAGCGGTACGAAGTCTCCCATCAGCGAACAGATCAAGGCGTTTGAGCATACCCGGGCGGCGAAGGCGGCACGCATGGTCGAGATCATGACCAAGGCGGAAGGCGCCACGCTCGCGGAAGCGGCGGCGAAGGAGTACGACGAGCTGGACGCGGACGTCAAAGGGATCGACGCGCATCTCGTCCGGGCGCGCAATGCGGAGAAGCTCGCGCTCGCGACGGCGACGGCGATCGCGCCCGTGACCCAGACCCAAGCGGCGGCGGACATCCGGGCCGCGCATGTCGTGTCGGTGACGCCGACGGTCCCGAAGGGGACCGCGTTCGTCCGCGCCGCGTGCGCGACGCTGGTGTGCAAGGGCAATTTCGGCGAGGCGGCGCAATACGCGCAGCGCTGGAAGGACTCGACGCCCGAAGTCGAGCTGTACCTCAAGGCGGCGGTGGCGGCGGGCAACACGACGGATGCCACCTGGGCGGGCCCGCTCGTCAATCAGAACATCGCGACCGATTTCCTCGAGTTGCTCCGGCCGGCGACGATCCTGGGGAAGATTCCCGGGTTGCGAACCGCCCCGTTCAATACGAAAGTCCCGAGTCAGACGGCGGGCGGGAGTTACGGATGGGTCGGCGAGGCGAAACCGAAGCCGGTCACGAATCTGGCCTTCGGCGCGGAGACGCTCGCGATCACGAAAGCGGCCGGGATCATCATCTTGACGGAGGAACTCGTCCGCCTGTCGAGCCCCTCCGCCGAGGATCTCGTCCGGCGCGACATGATCGCCGGGATCGCGCGGTTCCTCGATTCGCAGTTCATCGATCCGGCGGTGGCGGCGGTCGCGGGCGTGAACCCGGCCTCCATCACAAACGGCGCGCCCACGGTCGCGGCGACGACGAACCCGCGCGCGGATCTGCTGACGATCATCGACTATTTCGCGACGAACAACGTCCCGCTGGAGGGCGTCACGATCATCATGAGTCAGTCCAACGCCCTGGCCATGTCGTTCTATGTGAATAGCGACGGGTCGCCGCAGTTCCCGGGCCTCGGCGTCAACGGCGGGACCTATCGCGGGATCAACTTCGTGACGTCGCAGACCGCCGGGACGAACGTGATCGGCGTGCAACCGTCGCTCATTCTCTACGCGGACGACGGCGGTGTGACGATTGACGCGTCGCGGGAGGCGTCCGTCCAGATGGACTCGGCGCCCGCCAGTCCGCCGGACGCGACGACCGTCATGGTCTCGTTGTGGCAGAACAACCTCGTCGGCTTGCGCGCGGAGCGGTTCGTCAACTGGAAGCGCGCCAGCAACTACGCGGTGACGTATCTCACGGCGGCGACCTATCCGGCGCCGGCGTAACCGCCATGGGGCTCCTCGCCTCGATCCGGTCCGTGTTCGCGCGATCGACGATCGCCGCGTCGCCGCCCGCCCCGCGCGGATGGGGGACGATCGTCGTCCGCGAACCGTATACGGGCGCCTGGCAGAAGAACGAGGAGGTCTCGGTCGATACGGCGCTCAACCATCCGGCCGTGTTCGCGTGCACGTCCCTGATCGCCTCCGACATTGGGAAGGTCCGGCTCCGCCTCGTGGCGGAGGACGCCGACGGCGTGTGGACGGAAACCGAGTCCGCCGCCTTCAGCCCGGTCCTCCGCAAGCCGAACCGCTACCAGACCATCCAGAAGTTTCTGGAACAGTGGGTCGTCTCCAAGTTGGTCCACGGCAACGCGTACGCCTTGAAGCAGCGGGACGCGCGCGGGATCGTCGTGGCGCTCTATCTCCTCGACCCGACGCGCGTCACGCCGCTCGTGACCGCCGACGGCGCCGTGTACTACCAGCTGTCGCGAGACGACCTGGCGGGCCTCGACGAGGGGCGCATCGGCGCGACCCCGGTCGTCCCGGCGCGCGAGATCATTCACGACCTCATGGTCCCGTTGTTCCATCCGTTGGTCGGGGTGTCGCCGATCTTCGCGTGCGGGTTGGCGGCGCTCCAGGGGCTCAAGATCCAGGACAACTCGACGCGGTTCTTCAGCAACGGGTCGAGTCCCGGCGGGCTGTTGCTCGCGCCGCAAAAGATCGCGGACGAGACGGCGGCGCGCATCAAAGCGTATTGGGACGAGAACTACACGGGCGACAACGTCGGCAAGGTCGCGGTCCTCGGCGACAACCTGCAGTACAAGCAACTCGCCGTGAACGCCGTCGACGCGCAATTGATTGAACAGTTGCAGTGGACGACCGAGACGATCGCGTCCTGTTTCCACGTCCCGGTCCCGCTGATTGATGCCTCGATTCAGGCGCCCTACGGCACGAACACGGAACCGCTCCTCCAGCTGTATTACTCGCAGTGCCTGCAGGCGCTCATGACGGCGTTGGAGCTGTCGCTCGATGAGGGGCTCGAGTTGCCCGCGCCGTATGGGACCGAGTTCGACGTCGACGATCTGATCTGGTTCGACACGGCGACGCGGACGAAGGCGGCGCACGACACCATCGGCGCGGGCGCGCTCTCGCCCGACGAGGCGCGGTTCAAGTACTTCGGCCTCGGCAAGGTCGAGGGCGGCGACACGCCGTACATGCAGCAACAGTACTTCTCGCTCCGGGCGCTCGCGGCGCGGGATGCGGACGACCCGTTCGCGAAACCGGCGCCGCCGCCGCCGCCAGAGACGGTCCCGCCGGAGACGAACGACGACGACGACGAGATCGAGTCCCTCGCCTTCGCCGCGCTCGTCCACACGAAAGCGATCGAGGCGGGGCTGTATGCCGCGTGACGCGTTCGCGGACACGGTCGTCCGGACGATCAAGGCGGCGCTCGTGCCGCGTGACGCCGAGGTCGCCACGCTCTCCAAGGCGCTGGCGATCCTGGACGCGCGCCTGAACGCGATCGAGGCGCGCGCGCCGGTCCAGGGACCGCCGGGACCGCCTGGCCCGCCGGGACCCGCGGGCCAGGACGGCAAGGACGGACGCGACGGGAAACCGTTCAGCACTTGCCATAAGGGCGTCTGGATCGAAGGCGCGCGGTACGACGAGGGCGACATGGTCTCGCGGGCGGGATCGGGCTGGGTGTGCAAGGACGCCGGAACGTCTGATCGCCCGGGCGACGGCGGGCGCGGATGGCAGCTGTTCGTCAAGCGCGGGCGCGACGGCAAGGATCTCCGGGAGGCGCCGCATGGCCAGTGACCCCTCCCCGAACCTGGAGTTCCGGTTCGCGCCGATCTACCAGTATTCGACGACGCTCGTCGAACCGCCGACGGGGAATCAATTCCGGTTCGACGCCGGACCGCCCTACGACACGGTCTCGAAACTCTGGATCCGGTTCACGTCGTCGAACAACACGGACCATTACCATTCGTGGAAGCGGACGCCGATCACGTCGGAGTTGTTCTTTCAGGATCAGAACGACCACACGCGGTATGTCGCCGTCCGCGTGAGCGTCGCGCCGATCGAGAAGGCCGAGTATTTCGAGTTCGGGATCATCCCGATCGATAACAGCGGGATCGCGTTCGCGAACAATCAAGACGTCCTGATCGCGTGCTACGTCCCGTCGAAGGCGCTCCCGATCCCGGCGCCCGTGATCACGAGCGTCGCGCCGACGACGGCGGAGGTCGGGACGGCGATCGCGATCGACGGGCACGACTTCGGGGCCGATCAAGGGTCCAGTACCGTCACGGTCAACGGGATCCCGGCGACGGCCGATCTCTGGACGGAGACGC